CGGCTTGTTTAGTATTGAAATACTGAACATTAGTGTTGATGTCGCTATATACACGAAGGATTAAAGAACCGTTGTAATAACGTGCTACTGCACCTCCAGCACCAACGGCAGGAACAAGCGGAGCGACGTGTTTGATAACACCAAGCTCACCAGCAGGTCGGAAAATCATAACGTCCTTCTTGAAGGAGTTCATCTGACTCTTGACAATAGTCTTGGTTTCTTTGTCGAAGGTTTCAACATAGGCCAAGTGGTCAACAACATTGATAGGACAACCTAAGATGCGCTCCAAAGCTACCTTACGTGCTTCATCACCAAGTGATGTTCCGATGCTAAGGGCTGCGGCCGCATCTGCTGCACCGATGTAAGCGTTATAACCGATAGCGGTCAACACTTTACTATGCGACAAAATGTCTTGGAAAGTCAAATACTCTACTTCAGCCAACACGTTGGTTACACCAACATTACGCAACTTGCGAATCTGCGCCTTCATGTCCTTAATAGGGTCAGCGGAAGAGCCTTCGGCTACGTGAGTTTCGTCAGTCCACCATTTAGCATTACCAGTTTTAGTCGTGGTATTACCCTCTGGGATTTGAGCGGAGAACGTTACGTTTTGAATACCGTTAGGGTTATTCGTGTTTAACAATTCCAACTTACCAGCAGACTTCATTTGGTTCACCTGATAGGTGATGGAGTTTGCGTGAGAACTAAGAAGATTATCAACCTTACCTTGAAGCAAGCTAATAGCCAACTTAGCAACATCGCTCGTTTGGTTGTTAGCGGCATTCATCAAGTCACGAACCTCTTTCTCATCACGCTCCAAGCGGTCAGCAAGGGTCGGGATTGTTCCAGACAAGGTTTCAAAGCCTTCGGTGGAACGAGATTTGACATTAGAATCAGGATTGACATAGGTAGCCATTACGTTTACCTTCAATTCTTGTTGGAATTGAGTGTAGTTGTAATCCATCATTGGGAACAAATCAAATTTGAACCCGTCCCATTTGGTTGCGTTGTATTTTTCGGCAAAAAAGCCGTCAATAAAACCTTGAAAACCTTTGGGGCTTACGTTTGCTGCCTGCAACAAATCGTAATAATTCAGTCCAGTTTGGTGCATAATTATCCTTTTTCAGTTTTAATTTGAGTTAACGTTTTCGCCACACAAGAAGGCAGTGGGGGAATGCGGTCAACAAGGACAATCCCGTTAAATACGCTCGCACCAGTAGCTGCGGTTACGCCATCAGAAATATAAATCTCGTGCCAAAGTAAACCTGTAGGCTTGGCAGCGATAACCGCACCAGCACCCGCTTTATCACATTCAACAAAGATAGCATCCTTCAAGGCAGCACCGAAGTCTCCAACCGAAATATCAATTGAATAGTTACCAGATGCGTCAATAGACACGTTTGTAACCTCGTAACCAGTACCAGTGGTATCAACGGTTTCAGGGGCAGCCATAAGAAAATCGCCAACCTTAATAGGTAGGGCAGAACCAGCCTTGCGGAAAGAAACAACCACCGAAGCAGAAGCATCAAAGGATGCAGCCACCTCATAGGTTTTAAGGACGGTCAACGTACCGCCGGGGGCAGAAAGTTGGACGGGAGTGCCTTCGGGAATCAATGTTCCAACGGGATACTCAGCGGCAAAGGTAGAGCCTTCGGGTACGTATAACGTTCCACCAGCTTCCTCTAAACCTTCATTTCCAACATACTTCCATACGGGAACGAAACCACCATAACTTTTAGTGGACGAACCATATGTTCCGTAATTGTAAGTACTCATAATAAAATAATTTTTGATTAATAAATCGTGTTAAATAACACCTTCCTTTTTAAGGTCATCACGAAGCTTTGCATAGTATTCTGCACTCTCCGTGCTGGGTGGGGGAGTGTCTGAGCCAATAGGCACATACACGTCAGTCCATCCAGCCAATTCGGCAATACTGTCAAACTCCGCTTTCATTTTAGACACAATGTCTTCCTGCTTAGAATCTTTCGATACGGAGGGTTTCACCATATCAAACACTTTTAATCGGGCTTTGAGTTTGCGTTCGTCCGACTCATCAATCTGATGCTTCTTAGAAAACTCGCTTTTAGCCGTTTCAAAAATAGACTCCACGCTTCGGTTTGTTTCAAAAGCATCAAGTTTGGATTGAATAGAAGCCAACTTTTCGCCAAGAATCTTTTCGATTTGAGTCGAAAAATCCTCGTCTTGCGGCTTCGGTTCAGTCCTTGGTGCAGGTTGTCCTTTGATAAAATCTGCACGCTCTTTACGTTGCTGGCCATCATTTGTCTTAAATAAGTTAATCCATTCGGACACAAATCCGTCCAGATCGACTTCTTCACCCGCTTTCGGCATGAGTAAATCCAACGTTTCATTGATACTTCTGTCACTAAGGGTCTTGGTTTTTCCAAGTTCTGCGCTGATTCTTTCAGCGGCTTGTTCTTTCGTAAATTTCATAATAGGGTTTCTATTAATGGTTATTGTTTAGAGAATTATTTAAACTATCACTTGGGAAATTATTTAAAATTAAACTATAAATTGATATTTTTTTACAAGCCTTGCATCTTACGGATATAACCGATTTGCCTTCAAGTGATACGACGACCACTGGCTGCTTCTTCCCGCAATGCTTGCATTCGATATGTAACATCTTACATCTTCTCTTTTAAATCAAACCCAAGTAGCCTAAACGATGGGCGAATGGTTGATAAAACATATTTTATCTGCTCCTTTGGTTGGAGCGTGTTAGGCTCGTCAAAAACAGATACGATACGCTTGGATAATTCAGGGTATCGCAAGCAGAACATAGCCTTGCTGATTTTTGAGCCACCTTTTTCGATTATATCAAAATCGAAAAGCATCAATGTGATTATACCCGTTACAGTCATATATAATTTATTTTGTACAAATTTAACATAAAATTCGCATATATCCAAATTTTTTGCTAACTTTGTTTTAATATAATGAATTTGATATGATAAAAGTAGGTGCAGACATACAATTCCCAGAGAAATATCCCACAATTGAAAGGCAAACACCAACAGTTGACGAGGAGGGATACGTCAAGGTTAATGGCGAAAAGCTAAGGACGCAAATAGACTACATACCACAAGAAGGGTTTCAAGAAATACTATCAACATGTGATGCAGATGTTATTTTCACAGGCGGATCTGCTTCGGCTGGTAAATGCCAAAGTATTTTTGCCAAAGTGGTTACTCCTTTTGGATTTCGATACATGGGCGAACTAAAGGTAGGCGATACGATTTCTGGGGCTGATGGTGGAATGCAAAAGGTATTGGCAGTATACGAGAAGGGGCTAAAAGATATGTACAAGTTCACGTTTGCTGATGGGGCGACATGCGAAGCAACACTGGAGCATCTATGGAATGTAAGGAAGATGCGTGGACTAAACGGACTTGGCGTGGATGATGATTGGAGGGTATGGACAACCGAAGGGATAATAAAACATCTTAATGGGTCGGGCAAAACAAAACTAGCCATACCGCTTTCAAAGCCAGTTAAATTCACAAGGCCAACAAAGCTACCAATAGACCCATATGTTCTAGGGTGCTTAATCGGTGATGGATGCTTAACGGGTTCGTCAAGGCCGACAATAACGACAAAAGATGAGTTTATAGTAAGTGAGTTTAATCGGTTAGGATACGAGACAAAGTTAATTAACGATGGAAAGAATCTATCGTACACGATACAATCGGACGAACTTATTGAAGGACTGAAGATGCTTGGGCTTTATGGGAAGAAGTCATGCGATAAATTTATACCAGAAAGATACAAACTATCAACGATTGAGAATAGGTTTGCACTCATACAAGGGATTATGGATACGGATGGCTATGCCGAAAAAGGTAAGACGGCCGTCGGTTTCTCGTCCGCATCTGAACGGTTGTCAAGAGATGTTCAAGAGGTTATATGGTCGCTTGGGGGAATGGCTACACTGTTCACAAAGAAAGCAGGAAGTGGCGAATACAAACAATGTCTTGATGCACATGTGTTGTACATTCAGACAGAATGTAACAAGAGGCTATTTAGGCTCGATAGGAAGATTAATACGATTAAAGACAGAAGGTTCACCAAGTGCAGGCAGATAGTAAGCGTGGAGAAGGCTGGGAGATGTATTTGCCGATGCATCGCTGTAACAAACCCAGACTCGCTATACCTAACGGAGAAGTCATGCATCGTTACGCATAATACATGGGCTATCCTAACAGAAGCGATGAGGGGGCTTGGACGTAAGGGATACTCAGCTATCCTGCTCAAAAAAGAACTCGTTGAGGCAAAAGCAGGGGGAGGTATGCTGGCCGATGCTAAACAAATATACACTGAGATTGATGGGTGTATGTATACTTCTTCCGATTCGCCGACGTTCGATTTTCCACAATGGAAAAGCACAATACAGCTAACACACTTAAACCTACAGGGGTCTGGGCAAGAAAGGGATGCGCAGGAGAAAGCAAAGAACAAGCAAGCATCGTATATTGCAATAGATGAGTTGACTAACTTCACATTCAAGGTGTGGAAATACTGGTTCTCACGTAATAGGGACGGTTCAGGGATGAGGCCTAAAATGATTTGCACACTAAACGCAAACGGATGGCATTGGTCAAGAAGAATGCTTGACTGGTATATCGGTGATGATAATTTTGTTATCCCAGAAAGGGTAGGGGTAAAGAGGTATTTCTCAGTTGAAGGGGAGACAGTAGAGGATGTGGTATGGGGTGACTCGGTGGATGATGTGGTTGAAAAGGCCGGCATCGAGATAACAAAAGAAATGATTGCAAAGGGTATAAAAAAGGAAACACTCGTAAAATCATTCACATTCATTCCGGGGAATCTAATGGATAATGCTATCCTGACGCACAGCACAGGGGGCGGTAACGTGGCCAACCTATATAACCTTGGGAAGTCAGAGCGTATGAAGCTAATGTATGGATACTGGGGCGAAATGGAAGAGGGAGAAGGCATGGTTACAAGAAGCCAAATAAAGCAGTTGTTTAGCAACCCACATGATGGTGATGACACAAGGAGGCTATCAATAGATATTGGCGATGGTGGTGATGCGTCAAGGGCTTGGGTGTGGAAAGGAAACCAAGTGATAAACATCGAGACGACATACACGAGCGATGCCCCCGAAAAAATAAAATGGATTAAGATGCTCAAAGAAAAATATAATGTTGAGATAGGGAATATTGCCGTTGACGCAACAGGGGGAGGTAACTATATCGACGATTATCTTCGTGGCGTGGTTGGGCTGGTTATGAATAAATCGGCAATAGCAGAATATGATGATGCAGGCAATGCGGTGGTGTTCGAGCAATACGCATCCATAAGAGACCAGTTAATGGGCAAACTTGCGGCTATGATTGTATCGCAGAGTGTGTCCATTGGTCTAGACCCAGATACGGTGCTAAAACATGGCCGTGGAGGGGCTAAAGAGTCTTCGTTGATGGATATTATATCAGACCAAGCAACATCGCTACTCAAGCGACTACAAAGGGCTAACGGAAAGTATTATTTCATAAGCAAGGATGAGTACAAGAAG